GCTCGTGCTCGAGCTCGCGTGTCAACTTTATCAGTGGAACTGGTTATTGTAAAGGGTCCTAGTGAAGAACTTGCAGCGCTGCTGTTTGGATAATTTCTTAAAAATAAAGTAATTCGTGTATCTCCAGTCTGGGTAATAAAGTCAGGTAAAAATCTTCTGATCTTCATGATGTATTCTCCATCGCCCCGTAGGTCTGGTGCTCCTATCATTTGCCCTTGAGCACTTCGTTTTTGAGTAATGTCAAAATCTCCTGAAAGAACGTTAGAAGTAATAGCTGTTATCACTCCTCCGGCATCAACTTGATCGGTCCCTGTTTCGTGTTCATAATAGATGGTGATACCATCGGTGTTGCCAACAACATCAAAAGAAGCGTCATCGGCTGTCGTATAATAGCAAGCATGAGGTTTTGCAAACATAGAAGAATCTTCCCAGGCGGTTCTCGGTAGAGAACCTGTATACCATATAGGTTTTTTAAGCATGACTGATTCTAAATAATTATAAGTCACCACTCGATCCACCACATTAGATCCATTGGTACAGTAGTACCAGCTTACTTCTCCAAATAGGTTATTGAGTCCTGCGTTAATAAGATTTCTAGAAGTCGTATTGATATCATCAAAAACATAATCTTCTACCAAGCATGGCATTGTTTGAAGTTGACCTGAGTATTGAAAGAAACCATTTTCCGACATCCAGAAAGCAGTACCATCCACTTCCATGCAGGCATTCTTACCAATGAGTCCACAGTTGGTTCCTACGTGTTCAAAAGAAAAGGTAAATGGCTGACCGACAAAACGCATTAAGAAAATGGCTGCATCTGTCCAAATATAGATTGTGTCCCGACCTCGAATAGCGCTCATAATTTTAGAACCCTGGGCCAGTCTTTGCGTGCCCGCGGTATTGGTTGCTGAAGGCGTATAATCGCTGGTACTTTCTTGATCAGACCACCTAATAAACATGTCGTCTTGGGTAGTGGTGTCACCAATCGTTGTTTCGGTTCCTAAGAAAATTAAGTGACGATCAACCGGAGACACTATCATATGTCTCGAAGCTGTTGGTGCTCCTGAAACAACCGTTGCTCGATTCTCTGTTGGATTCGAAGCTGCTGCGTCCCATTCATAACATGCTCCATTATAAATAAGAGCCATTAATATTGTTCCATAGTTATCCAGAACCCAGAGTCCTGGTTCAATTGTATAATCGGCTGAGGACGCTTCGCCCCACGCTACGTAATCTGAAATATTGGTTACAGTATCGCCGGAACTATGAGTAGATGGTGAGGTAGAACTGGATTGTGCTGTGGTTCCGTTTACTCCTCTTGCTCCTCCACTTACAATTCCTGTGTCTGTGTCATTAGCCGTAAAAGAAATATCCTCTGTCCCTACTCTAATTTCTCCTGAAGTAGGAAAAGCAGTTGAGTCGGCAAGAGTAATTGATGTTGTACTTGTATCTGAAATGTCAGCACCTAAAGTGGTTGTTGCGGGACCTGAAGCAGATCCAGAATAATTTCCTGTGCCCCAACCATAGCCTCCAACTTCTTGAGCGGGTCCTACGGTTACATAACACAAAGCGGAAGCTGATCCTGAATTACTTAATTCAGTTGCTGCTTCTGGGGCTGCCATGGTAATGGTAATCGTGGTTGCGGTAGGTGCTGATGTCACCATAAATTTAATATCTTCAAAGGAGGCGTCCGTATAAGTCGATCCAATTGCCGTAACTCCACTGACAGCATCAAATTTAACAATGTCATTATCTACCAATCCATGGGGACTTGGAAAAGTAACAGTGACAGCAGTCTCAGTGTCGGTGCTGGTAAAATCGCAACCCGCTATAGTCGTTCGAAGAGGATGAATATCCGTATATTCTCCGCCTGAATAGACATATAAAATTCTGTTAGTTCCGATAGCCGCGTATTTAATACCGGCATTATCATCCCAGTGATGAAGGGCCCTTGCGGCCCCGGTTAATTTATCTTCTCCTAACTGATCCCAGCCCCCTAGTTTCTCAGGTGTGCCGTATCTAAAACGGACATTATCCCCACCTGTCCATTGCCCTTCGGCACCAGTGGCTGTAACTTGTTTATTAAATCCTGGTAGAAAGTTTACTTTTTGTAGCATAGAAAATTCCGTTTCTACTACAAATATACTAGATCTTGCTGTAGATCAACTACTTAGGGATGCCTAACATAGGGCGTTTATCAAAGAGATTGGTTTGAGCAAAAGGACCATTGGCCTGGTTATAATGCAGAAAGACTTGAGAACAAACTTTTCCTTGAAAAGCTTCTCGCCAATGCTCTAGATCACAACCAGAATAAATAAGCATATCTCCCACTTTTAAATCAATTTGAATTCCTTTCGGAGCTCCGGGCTTAACTTGTGGTATCTTGTTATAAGAGTTGTCCACCTTGTTTCGATAACCTATTACAAAATCGGCTCCTGATGGATCAAGAAAAATAGGCCAAGGGTCTCCTCCTAGATGTAAGGTTGTAGAAACTTCACAGCTGGGTCGATCTTTATGACGATGTAAAATATTTCCTTTTTCATAGAGTCGGGTATATGAATACGTTGGAATTAACTCCATGCCTGTTTTTGCTTTCATAATAGGTCTCATATATTGAAGTAATGTTTCCATAACCCAATCTGCATATTTAGAATAGGCTCCGGGTATTTGAGCATCTGTGCGACTTCCTATGAACGGATTAGCAAGACTCACTTTGTTATTTTTAATCATAAAATCCACAGCGTCCCGCTGCAGCATCATATAATTAAAGATAAAGTTTGCGAGCTCCTTGGAAAGGGCTCCTCGAATCACTTCGTATTTTTTTGTTTTAAAGCCCATAATATAAACCCCATTCCTTGGCTCCTTTTTGTTTTCTTAAAAGATCCACCGGTGTTCCTTTTGTAATAGGAGCATAGTTAATGAGCATACAGTAATTATTCTGAGGATTGTCATGACATTTAATAATAAAACCTTTTACAGGCATAGGAAAATTTAATGGTTTCATTTTTTTTAAAGTTCTTAAAGTTTTTTCAAGGTTATGTTCTTCCGTAAATATATTAAAAAATCCATTTTCTTCTAGAGTACCAAAATAAAATCCCACGTTATGGGGTTTAAATTTTTCAGGAATTAATCCTCTCAACCAACCACACTTAAAAACTTTACAATCATTGGGCCTTGTTGGATATATCTTACACCCAGTCCCTGTTTCATAATTTTTACATAATACGTGTTCAGGTTTATTTAATGCAGAAATTTTAGGTATTTTACAGCATAAATAACAAGAACCACATTTGTTTTCGCTCATTTCTTCACCTGAATAAAATTAAAAGAAACCGACACACGCCAGCCCTTTTCTCCTTTTTCTTTAGACTCATTCATTTCAACAGCATGGGATAACCATGCGGGAAACATAATCATCTGTCCTTCGATTGGTGGGTAGAGTACCACTCGCCATAAGGCTCTGGGTATTCCCTTCACACGTCGGGGTAACATAATATTGGGTCCAGGTCTGGGATCTTCAACAAATAAACTTCCTGAATTTTTAGGAACTTTCACATAGTAGACACCCGACCACATAGAGTTAGGATGGATGTGCTGCTTGTTATATGACCCGGGGTAATTGATATTGGCCCACATGTTTCCTAAACCGGGCTTCGGTTCCATGCCGTAGTCTTTATAAACTTCATCCTGCATGGTGAAGAGTTCAGTGGTCAAAGGTTCATATTCCTTTTTAAAATTCATGTCGACAGGACTATGCCAACCTCCCCCCGCATTTGTTTTTGTTTCAGTTTTATCTTTTTTACTCCAGGCTTTAATAAGAGGATATAAATACTTATTCATTTTTTGAGGATCCTTAATCATTTTAAAATAGATAGGAGTGGGGAATAAAATTTCACGGTTCATTTTTCATTCCACCAAAAAATTAATGTTTTCCTATCCTTATCTTTAACTTTTTCTACTCCATGCCATATGTTGTTTCCATTAAAAAAAGTTAATAGCCCTATTTTAGGCTTTATTTTAATTCCGTTCTTTGTAAAAAATAGACCTCCACCAAAATCCTCGTTTAAATAAATCGAACTACTATAGGTATTGTTTTCCCGTCCATCGCTGTCATGGGTGTGTAGCTCTGAAAAAGAAGTTTGATTCCAGTTCTGGGTTTGAGCCTGGGTTATTTGTAGACTTAACTTAAATTTTTTATTTAAAAATTTTTGAGTTCTCAATGCTATAGGATCGTTAGTGATATCCTGAGTTCTTGAGGGCCAATCAAAATTTCCCACACCTAGATCTTTTATCGTGGATGCATATCTCCTACATTCCCTCTTGGATAAATAGTTTTCAAAAATATAAATAATCTCTTTACCTTTTTGAAGTTTTTTCATCTAAACGGAGGTCCTCCAAACCACATCACTAACGAGCGTCGGACACCTCTTTTAACTTTAGCTATACGATGACGAATCAAACTACAAAAGAAAATAGCTTGACCTTGTATAAGTTGAGGGGGTTTATTACCTGCACTCATAAACTCCAGATCTCCCCCTGTAAATTCTTGAGGATCCGATAATAAAAGAGTCATGGAAATTTTTCTAACCGGAGGTTCAGTCACGCAATGAGTGTCTGCATCCATATGCCAATCATAAAAGCCTCCTTTAGGATATTCGGTAAACTGTCCATATTCAGTTAGTTTCATACCGTCATAACCAAAATGATTTGCGTTTACCCTAAGCATGGTTTCTTCAATTTGTCTGTACATGGCCGGCAGGAGTTTAAAAGGAATCCAACTGATATGAGTGATTCTCATTTTCGTATTATAGTTTCCTTTAGTTCCATCCTTATGTCCTACTTTAGCCTTTTCTCTAGGTTGTTGATGTCCTGCATTAATAATGTCCTGACATTGTTGAGGATTAAACACTGGACCAACTGTATTAGCCATTAAAGCTTTCCATTTAGGTTCAAATATCATAATCCAAAAATATCCTTGTCTTGTTCATTACACTTTAATTCTAAATTTAAAGAGATTCTTTGTTGAGGAGTAGAAGTAACCGGTTGATGATTTAAAAATCCAGGAAAGATTAACAAATCAAAATTTTTGGGTTCTATATACCAAGATTCTTCATCCATTTTAAATTTAATTCCATGGTCCTTTACTGTTTCTAAATAAATAACTGAGTTTATGCTAGAAGTTCTTCGATGATTGTGCCAGATATCCTTTTCAGTATCATTTGGTCCTGTAAAATAACACCAAATTTTTAATGGAGAGTCTTGAATTGTAAAATAATTTAATAATTTTTTACTTTTTTTAATAAACAAATCATACAAATAATCATTATATCTTGTGAATACTTCAAAATTATACCCCCTTGTTTTATAGTCTCCAGCCTCACTTTTAGATTTTAAAATGTCTTTTACTATTTCAGCTTTTTTATTTTTTAATTCTGTTTTTAAATTAAGTTTATGAAAAAATCTATTCTTATTAAAGATCATTTAGTCAGTCGTTCTTGTTTTTGTGGGGTTATAATTTACATCGATATTGCACGACAACGTTCTTCTTGTTTCTTTTTTATTATCAAAAGGATAAACGACATGGCGCATGTCATAAGGAAAAACATAAAAATCGCCTATCTTCATTTTAGGAGAATAATCGGTGATTGCAAATTGACCTGCACTATTACTTAATATTTGAAGTTGTCCATTTGTCGGTTGATCAGGCCTTGCAATTTCAGGCCCCATATCTTTAGGAAGTTTAAGAATCATTACAGAAGAGAG